TCTTTATTATTTTCTTCTTTAACTTCCCATCCATTAAATTTAGAATGTAATTTCCAAAGGCTTCCTACCTTTCGTGGAGTACTTCTCCAAAAATCTTCTTCACTCATGTTTAAATGAACGGTTGCAATATAAAAAAACCAATCGAAATCTATCCATTCTTTAGATTTCGATTGGTCATCTAGTTTTTTTTGTTTTTATCACCTTTTTCATCTGATAATATACCTTCCATAAGTGAAAATCCAATTTCTTCTATTAATTTCATAACCTTAAAACTAAATCCTAAACTTTCCATTAATTCTTCTTCTGTAAAATCTCTTTCTACACAACAACAAGTAAGTATTTTTACAACACAACCAAATCTATTTCCACCTTGCAAAAATTCATTAAAAATATCTATTGAATTTTTATATTTAGAATTAAACTTTAATAATGCTTTAAAATCTAACCTAAATGTATATTCTTCACCATTTAAACCAATTTTAAATTCTTTAACTTCTACATTTACCATGTATTTTTCCTCCTAAAAATAAATTAAAAATAAGGGGACTTAATATCCCCTTATATGTTCTATACTGTAAAGTTAACAACTGTATTACTAGCCGCAGATATTCCTGCAATTGTCTTAACACCTGTAGTACATACAGCTATGTAAGAACCTGAAGACAAACTTGAAACTGGGTCAAGAGTAATGATTTTAGCAGTATCATCTAATGTTACTGTAGTACTTACTGCTGTTCCATCTGCCATCATTAAGAATACATTAGATATATTTACAGTGTTACTTGCTAATGCTTTACTAAATGTAAATGTTACATTAGAAGTACTTGTTACTCCTGTTGCCGCGTCAAGTGGTGATGTAGTTACAGTCGGAACTGCTACATCTGCTCCTACTATAGTTACCGCATTAAAAAATGTTGTATCAAGGTTAACAGGGGCAGTTGGATCATCACTATCAACCTGATATTTCCAGTCACCACTATATTTAAGAGGCTGGAATGTTGCTTTCATCTCTGGTGTTTGAAAGTCAGTTTTACCTTCCTTGCCTTTTGCACTATCATCTGGCAATTCTAATTTACCTTTGTATAGAATTCCATATCTAGCTTTACCATTTGATTTATTAGCTTTGTACATGAGTGCAATATAAGGCTGTACATTGTTAGCATTCGCTACAATTCCACCTTCCGCAGTTACGGTATATCCTAATAAATCTGATAGTTGTGTATTTGTTAAATCAGCAATATTTACAGTTACTTCTACACTATCAAGTGCAATATCCTGATCCCATAATTGATTCTCAGCATAGAGCTTCTCTGTATTTACCTTTGGTGCTATTTTAATTTCTTTAACACCTGCGAGATATATTGGTGTACCAAATGTCACCCCTGTCTCATCATCTTTAGTTATTTTACTGTAATAAAGTTTTTCTAAACCTACTATAGCCATATTTTATTTACCTACCTTTCAATTTTTAATTATTTAATGTAATAAAAAAACGCATTGCTTTGTGCCAAAGTTCAGTGTTTTCTTCATACAAATCAACACACATACTTCTCACAAAACCTGCGTTTATCAATTTTTCTTTTATTTTATTTTCTAAATCTGTATAATCTGTCTTGCTAAAAATATCTACCTGAATATAAAAATTTGTAGCTATTTCCTTATTTTCAGCCCATTCTTCACCATACTCATCATAAATTTCATATTCTACGTAAGGTGTATTAGGACTTGTAGCATGTAGAAAATAAACTTTTCCATCTGCTGTAAGATTTAATATTTCACTATCGCTCAATATTTGTCTTATAAATTGTTTAATATTAGTTATAATCACCACCTACTTTGCTTTATCTAGTAATTCTTTAGTTAAAACTTGTATAGCTTTATCTTTAGTGTTATTAACAGATCTTTCAAAAAATCCGATATTTTTCTTTTGCTGACTACTTCCGAATTCTTGAAAGATATCGTAAAATACACCCATTTTAATAGTTCCGACAGTTCCAAACCCATCTTTTTTAACAGTCTTCTTTATCCTTTTAAGTTTTCCAGTACGTTCAGGTGTATTCTTTTCAACTTCATTAGCTATAACATCTATTGCTAATTTCATAGCCTTTTTTTCATCTGAGTCAGTAACAGTTAGGTTTTGCAAGAATTCTTCTAGTTCCTCAAAACCTTCAATTTCTATACTAGCCACATATAATCACCTCAATAAATAAAAAAGACTAGGATTTTTCCTAATCTTATTTCTTATTCCTATATTCTTCGTCATATTTATTAGCGAAATACTGATCTCTCTTTCTTTTATTTTGTTCCTCTATGCATTTCCCCATTATTCCAAGTACAGCTAAGATTATAAATAACCATCCCCACATATAATATCTCCCCCTATATAATGTAATTATACATACATTATATCATAGTTATTATAATTAGATAGTTTCTATAGCTTTGATTTTTATCCATTTATTAGCGTATTGGACATTATCAATAAATGTAATGTTAAATACTCTATTTTTCCATTTAATTCTATAGTTTTTACTATCAATATCAGTTAAATCCTTGGAATATCTAATAATAAAGTTAACTGTATTTTCTTCATTGATGGCTTTTGCACTATAAAATTCTTGTCCAAACAGGTTATTTATAGAAGCCCATACTGTTTTATAGTCACCAAATCCATCGTCATTAGATATAGGAAAACCATTGTCGTTATATTGTATTTCACCTAGTTTTTGTATAGCAATCCTTTTATTTAATTCGCCTACTTTTATTTTAAACTCCATAACTATACCACCTCAGTGTAATTGCTTAATTTATCTAAAATACTTGTAACTATTCGATCTTGTTTTGTATTTTGTGCTACTTCCGTACTTCTGTTAGAATACATATCAGATATCAGTTTTTTTTGCAGTAAATTAGCTAGACTTATAGCTTTTACATCTGTTTTATAAAGTTCTCCGACCATTGAATCAATGTAAATTAAACTTACATCTATTAATTCATTTATAAAATCATCTTCATATGAATCATCTATTTGTAAATAAATTTTTATTTCTTCTAAAGTCATGTCATCACCCTTTCTTTAAATTTAAAGAGAAGGGTAAAACCCCTCTCTGTGATTAGAATTCAATTTTCTTAACGCTTCTTACAGAACCTTTTACAACACCAAATCTTTCTAGTATTCTTAGTTTAACTGTGTCATTATTAAATCCGGCTTCTGTAGAACGTGCAATTGTTATGCCTTTTCTATCGCAATATTTAACAGCTTCTTTTATATTTGCTATGTAGAATACTTGAGTCTTTAGTTCTGTAATTGGTAGTAGTGAATCTTCTACGTAAACAATTGGCTTGCCATGAAAATATTCTACTCCACCAACTTCTGTTATAAGATTTAAAGATCTACCTACAGAATCTTTCATATTTTTTAAATGTACATATCCAGTAACATTTGTAAGAGTAACTAATCCAGCTTTAACACTTGGCAATGCTGAATCTATAGCCTTTTCTACATCTTCATAATCAGTTACGCCTGTTACAGCAGTTGCATTATCCTTAATAACTGCTAATATCTTAGTATTTTCTTTAACTGTAGCAATATTAGCAAAATTATTTCTTACTAAAGATTCAATTTCAACTTCAGCATCATCTACTAATTCTGAAGTTAGAGTTTGAATTAAACCTACTTTAGAAACTGTAAAAGGTATATCTGTAGTAACAAGTGTTCCATCTACTATATCAGCACCTTCGGCAACATCTAATAATGCATTCTGATCAAGATCAACACATGGGATTGTTCCACTATCTTTTGTAACTGGTATAATATCACATAATCCTTTTAAAGAACCGTAGCCCTTTTGTAGTTCTATAATTTGGTTAATAAATTCACTTGGTAACACTGCTGCATTGTCTGTAGTCTTAACGGATGCTCTTTCTTCAGCACTTACTTCCTTGCCCATAATACTCTTTACTATAGCTCTCATTTCATTTACTTTTTCCATTTCTTTATTACCTCTTTCGTCTTTATTTTTTTGATTTTCTAGTGCTTGTCTTTCTTCAGCTTCTTGTTCTTCAGCTAGTTTTAATAATTCTTTAGCTTGTCTTATTTCTTCTTTTAAAGCTTTAGCCCCATCAACATCTCTAGCTTCAAGTTTCTTTTCAAAATCCTCACTTTTAGTTGTTATTTCTTGTTTTAATTCTTCTATTTTCATAAATGTTTCCTCACTTTCATTTTTTTAAATTTATTTTTGGGTATAAAAAAGAACTACCTAAAG